GTATAATACGCACCAGACTGTGCTTCGAGTACGGTAGCGCCTTCATATCCAGTAGTATCCGTATGCCCGTAACTAAACGTAGGAACTTTAAATTCCAGCTCACGTGCCTTTTTGGTCAGTTGACTAAACACCTTAATCTGTTGTCCGCGTTCCACGAGATAACTGATAGGAACCCACGTGGCTTTAGCCATCTCTAGAAGATTGATGAGTGTTGACAATCGATCTAATAGACGGTGGGGAAGAATCGTATCCTTAATACAATATTCGGCAACTTCTTGTAACTTAAGAGGATCACCTTCACGAAAACGCGCGAACATTTCCTTTGGTGCCATATCAATTTTCTGGTCACCTAAATACAGTTTAGACACGTTATCGAGTTTATATGAGTCTAGCTTGTACTCGCGTTTAATTTCATGAAACATATCAAAAATAAATCGTCCGGGCATGGGTAAAAGCTGAAGCTCGTTATCACCCAGTGCACTTGAAGAAAGTTTTTTATTCTTAATATTACACTTATACCCATTAAGTTTACTCATTTGGAAAAAGGATGGAGGACAATCATTCAACAAAGCTCGCTGAATGATATAGTTTAAATCAAAACCAAAGATATTCCACCCAGTGATTATATCGACGTCTTGATCAACGAGATACTTGCTGAAAGCCATCAGCATATCGTTCTCGGTGTCATAACTTTTGATAGTGCAACCCTCCAGGTTATTACCGGTTTGTTTGTAACACAAACACGTCTTATCATATACCTCGGTAGATCCAAATTTGACCAATGATATAGCAATCTGAAAACACGCATCTTCTTTGATGAGAGGATTGGGAAACTTACCCGTAGAGCTATGACACTCAATATCAAGTGACGCTACAACAAAGGGTGCGGCATCGGTAACATCCAGTGGTTTCAAACTTTTCCAGTCTCTACAGAACAGATCAATATCGACCGTAGCGTGATACCCGGGTGTACATGAGTTTTCCGTATCTACCCACCCAGTAGATTGAATACCCGTTCGGTGCATGAGTCGTAATACTGGGTCTACATTTGATTCGTAGATGTAAGTTATAGATTTTTCTTTATAGTTTTGATTATTCATCATCTTGTTAATATAATTGCTCACACGTCTTCGTTGCGCGCTATCATTACAGAATACCTGTAAAAACCGACGTTTCTCGTTATTTTGAAACCCCCAGACATCTTTAGCTTCGACCTCTTCAATTTCGTACACCTCTTCGTGAAACTTCTTCTCAATAATACCTTTCAGGGCCTCTTGACTAGAACCCACAGGAATCTTAATAAAAAAGTAAGGTTTGAATGTAGTTGTCACACATACAGATTTTCCTTCGAGTGTTTTCCCAAACAGTCGAATGTAATGATCGTTATTTTCATCTCGAGAATCCCAGGTCAACACTTGAAATTTCACCATCTACTTCGTAATCGCCCCAAATTTTTAATATCATATATTAGTAAAATGTCAGCTGCGTTGATTGATCTCGTGTCCAAGGGTGCTCAGGATGTTTACATCACTGGCTCCCCCGAGGTGTCATTTTTCCGTCAAAACTACAAACGTTATACAAACTTTTCGATCAAGCCCGAGCGTATGGATTTTGTGGGTACGTTCAGCGGTGGTAATGAAGTTGTTATCCCCGTTCAGTCCAAGGGTGATCTTCTCAGCTATGTGTGGATTGAATCTCCAAACATTTCTAACGTTGGTGTTAACACCAACGCCTTTTTTGCCAACGATGATACCAGCACTACCGAGTTCTCGTTACACATCGGTGGACAGGAGGTGTGTAAGTTAGACTCCCTTTTCATCCAGGGTGTACACAACATCCTCTACAAGGATACATCTTCCAAGGCTGGGTGTGCTGTCACAACTGACACAATCGCGGGTAACGCCATGGCTGCCGCGTCCGTTGCGGGACGTGCTTCCGATTATTTCGTAATCCCTTTCTTCTTTAGTGATGATTGGACTAAATCTCTTCCTCTTACTGCGTTACAGTATCATCAGGTTGAGATACGTATTCGGTGCAGGAGTGGTTTAGGTTCTATTTCACCCAAGGTATATGGTACATACGTGTATCTCGATTCTGATGAGCGTGATTTCATCGTTAACACCGAACACGAACTTCTCATAACACAGACTCAATATCAGCCAACGTCGCCCACCACGACCGAGCTTGATCTTACATACTTCAATCACCCTACCAAGGCTTTACACTTAGTAAGCTCTAAGGCTGCTAACCAGAATTGGGCTGCTATACAAAATTTCAGTTCCGCCACACTCTACATCAACGGTACATCCTTATTCGAAAACATGTCCAGCACCTTCCACCACAATGTTGTGCCAGAAATGCACACCACATCTTTACCATCCGGTGTACTTGATACTGCACCCCTATTCACGTGGCCGTTTTGCTTAAAGATGAATGCTTCTCAGCCATCAGGTTCACTCAATTTTAGCCGCATAGATAACGCTAAATTAGCTCTCGCTGACCCCACGGGTGTGCTCAATGGTATAAATAGGGTATATGCGGTCAACCATAACATCCTCAGGATAAAGGATGGTATGGCCGGTGTTGCATTTGGTAATTAATTTACTTATCGAGAGAATTAACTATTTCTTTAGTCTTATTATACATATTTTCATGATGACGTTTCGTAAATCCTTTCGTAAGACGTCCATTTTCAATGGTATCGGTCTTTAGGTCTTCCCACAAAGACAAACGCTTTTTCAAAAAATTAACGAAATCGTTTGAGTTTGCATTAGACTTGTATCTAACACGTTCGGTATTCATAGCTTTTTCAAGAGCTCTAGCCCGATTATCGGAAAATAGCTTTTCGCGTTCCTCATACGAACGACGCGCAGTTACCTCTTCCTTTTTTTTAAGACTCATATACTGAGTATATGAGATATTCTTTATACATGATTATGGAAAAGATGTAGCAAATCTTCTCGCTTCCTTATCGACGTGTTCATTGTTAACATCCCCGTTATGCGCTTTTACCCAAATCCACTGAATTTTATCAAATTGTCGTTCCAAATCACATAACCGTATCCATAATTCCTTGTTTTTAACGGGGGTACCCGATGCGGTTTTCCAACCGTTCGTTTGCCAATTCTTTACCCAGTGTTTCATACCCGTCTTCACGTAATTACTATCGGTATGTACGGACACTTCCTTTATTAAATGTTTTAAGCATTCCTCTAATCCCCGAATAACAGCAGTCATCTCCATGATGTTATTCGTGGTGTATGGATCACCACCACTTATATCGAATAAATATACGCATCTTGCCGCCCACCCTCCTTTACCCGGGTTTCCTAAACAACTTCCATCTGTATAAAGCAGATGCATAGTTTATATAACAAATATATTTTTATGTATAATTATAGGACAGTCGCGAATATGTACACAGCTCACCCGCTAATGTTCCAAAAGAAATGTACAAAAATACCCAGACCAATAATCAGAGATTTAAAAAAGATACACGAACTGTCGTCTAAAAAATCCTGGGAATATGCGGGTGCCGTAAAATGTAAAATAGGACCGACGACTGTGAAATTTGACAAACCTTCGTTCGTTACATCAAAAAACAGAAGGCGTATGGAATCCGATGCGATAAAAACCGTCTGGCCATCGCTCATAACATATCACACACACCCACATATACTCGCCGTACCACTAAAAGACAGTGACAGCGAAGACGTATTCGTAACACTTCCGAGTAACGCGGATTTAAAAGTTTATATTTCAGAATTTCCAGCGATGCAAACCAACATAATTTGTGATAGCTATGGATACTACATAATAGATATAATAGATGCGGCGGAACAAAATAAATCGCCGTTACCAGCTGGTGCAAAGCGTATTATGACCGAGTTTCGCCAAAGACCCGATATACAAAAACGCGTATTCAGCGAGGGTGGATTGGAGTATTATAGAACAACTTTAAAAGAATGGAAACATTTCATAAACAAAGAACTTAATCCTTATTTTAAAAAAGTCATGGGAATAACGATTCGATACTACGGGTACGGCGATGAACCACCCTACATATGTTTCGATATGGATCAAATTGTAAATACGAAATAAAGTGTCCGACCGGATTTCATTTTTAAAAATTGTGTGATTTCAATTTTTAAATATGAAGAATTAATTAATTTTTAATAGCAAATACAAATTTGATTTGTATGCTTAGTTGGAGAAGGCGAGACCACCCATACCGGATTGGATGCGGAGGACGTTGTAGTTAACCGCGAACATGTTGAGAGTTGTAAGGGTTGTAGTCGCACCGAAGGAAACCTGGGCGTTATCAATACGAGAGAAGTTGCAGGTACCGGTCGGTTGATGCTCCTCGGGCTTAAGCGCGAAAGAGTACGAATAGATACCGGGCATAGGGGAACCAGTGTGGTGCTGGAAAGCCTGGACCTGGTTGAAGTACTTGCCAGTCTGCTCCTTGAAACGGTCCTGGCCGTTGAGAACGAGCTTGGCGGTGGAGAGGGGACCAGCGGTCTCCTCGTCGAAGCTCTCCGAGGTCGCAGTGGCACCGTGACCCGCGAGAAGCTTGGGGCAGTTACCGGCGTTGAGGTCGAGAAGAGTATCGGAACCGGCCTGGCAAGCGGCGCCGCCGGCGGTGGTGACGATGGCATCTACGTCAGTGGTGAAGTTCCACATAGCGCAGTTAGAAGCGTTGGCCTCACTGACACACCACACGAGCTCCTTGACGGGGTGGTTGTACGAGAGGCGGACCTGCTTCTGGGTAGCGGTGGAGAGGGTATCAGAACCAGTGTGCTGAACCTGCTCAATGAGGTACTCGTGACCTTTCTGGGCAAAACGCCTACGCTCCTCAGTGTCGAGGTAGATGTAGTTGGCCCATACCTTGAAAGTGGTACCGTCAGTGTATTGAGTGAATTCGGAAGATAAATCGAAATCAAGACGGACCTCGTGATACTGGAGGGCTATTAAAGGAAGAGCGAGACCGGGATTGCGGTTAAAGAAGAAAATAAGAGGAAGGAAAACCTGAGAGTCTTTGCCAGTGGTCATCTTACCCCAAGTGGTCTTCTTAGCGGAATCGAGGTAAAGCTCAGAGTAGAGACGCCACCACTTCTGGTAGTGTTTGTCTATTCTTTGACCCCCCACCGAGAGCTCGACGTCCTTGATAGCACGCTCAGCGACCCACTCGTTAGAGATAGCACCACCGTTATCGGAAGTGACACCGATGTTCGCAGCCTTAAGCTCGACGTACATGTCGCCGACGAGATCGCCGTTGCGAGCGATGGTCACGGAGACACGGCCAGAGTCAGCGGGCGTACCGTTAACGGTCTGCTCGATGTTCTCCATCGCGAAATTCGTATGGCGTCTGTAGACAGCCTGGAAAAATGTAACCTTGGGGTTACCAGTGAGATAGACATCCTGTGCGCCGTAGGCGACTAATTGCATTAAACCGCCCGCCATTTTTGTGTGTTGTTGTACTATATAGCAAGAAAATAATTTGGGATGATAAAGTGCGAAAAAATCGTATCGATTTTTCCTGAGCCTACCATAAATGTCTACACAGCCTGACAGGCTTGAGCACGAGATCGAAACCGAATCCGATTCTGAATCTGGGGAGATTCATGAGGAGGAGCCCTCCGTGTCTGGTGATGATGAAACTTCGATCGATGATCCTGAGGAAATTAACCTCGACGAGTTCGAACAGGATGACTTTATCTCCACCGAGTCGCTACTGGCATCGACCCTCATGACCGAGGATGGTGATACCGTCTGTACGGCCTTGGTCAGCATAGGTAAACAACTCGAAATTCAAAACAAAATTTTGGTAAAACTTTTATCGAGCCTCCAAAAATAATCGGGCTTAGAAAAATGAAACCCTATAATATAAAATGCCAGAGGCCACTCACTTTCTGAGTGAGTCGGCGAATAGAGATGAAGCAAATGATGCCATGTGGACGAATCAGATACAAACATATGAACGTGAGGAAGTTATTAACTTCCTAAGACAACTTGAAAGCATGTGGAAAATAAATGAACGCGACAACGAATACTTATCCTTCAGGCTAGGATACGACAATTTCTTCAATCAGGATGAATTAAACGAAGATGGTATACCTAAATCTACTGACATAGAACGTATATCCGCAAAATACATGCGAATGAGGGATCGCCTATGCGAACTCTATCATCGCGCTGATAGTTTAAACATGTTATCCGAGGAAAATGAAGAGGATTTACAGTTATCTGTACGTATCAATCGTCTGATAGATCAGGTTGATGATTCCTGGCAAATTGTATTCAGGGGGGCTCGCATCTACGACCGTGTAAATAATCCTACATACGTTCCTATTAACCCCGAATCTGATCCGTCTATATACAGAGTTTCGACTATTCAAAAGGTGGAAGAACTTTCCGCCTATCAACAGGCTATATTACAATGCCTGAAACACTTGTACGAACATAATATTAAGAGGTACAAGGGTAACTGTTGCGAAGAGATTAAAACATCTACTGGGTGTTCTACACGCGCGTGGAAAACGACGAAGAGTGTCGCCGATTTCGTGTATAGTGTGGGGAGGAAGGAGACGTGGTTTGATCTGTGGAAGAATCTTACCTCGTCTGGTATCGCACAACGTCATGTTATTAATCACTTGACGAATGTTTTTGATATGCAATTTGAAGATGTAAACAAGGACCGACACGTATGGTCATTTAATAACGGTATTTTCATAGGCTGCATTGATCTAGAGCGGGATAAGTCAAAGGCGCAAACTAAACCTGTGAAGTGTGCGTTTTATGATTATGAATCTCCGGAGTTTAAGAATCTCGATCAGACTATCGTGAGTTGCAAATACTTTGACCAGGAGTTTGTGAATTACGATCACGTCGAAAACTGGTATGAAATACCTACACCCCACTTTCAATCCATTCTCGACTATCAGAACTTCGACGAGGAAGTCTGTAAGTGGATATACGTGATGGGTGGTAGGCTATGCTATGATGTAAATGAGGTTGACAAGTGGCAGATCATACCTTTCCTAAAGGGTGTGGCGAGATCCGGTAAATCCACGCTTATCACAAAGGTATTCCGTAAGTTTTATTGCCCAGACGATGTGGGTACGCTTTCAAATAACGTTGAGCGGAAATTTGGTCTATCGGCCATCTACAACGCGTTCATGTTCATCGCACCAGAGGTCAAGAATGATTTGGCACTCGAACAGGCGGAGTTCCAGTCTATT